ATTTGGTCGCTGGTGCACGTAATTCATTTGAGAAGAAGCTTTTTAACGATAAATTATTGGCTTTATCTCGGATGCGTGCATCTTTTGATGCTGTCCGTGTTCAAGGAGGATTACGCATTGCTCCTTATTGTGTGGAATTTTTTGGAACTTCTGGTGTTGGAAAATCTTCACTGAGTGCTATCACTATGGTTGTTGGGTTAATTTCAAATGGTTTTAAAGCAACTGATGATTATCTGATGACATTGAATGAAGCTGACAAATATATGTCTAATTATCGATCGAACATTAATGGTATTTTTATAGATGATATGTCAAATACTAAATCTGCTTTTATTGAAAAAGCTCCAACACAAAAGATTCTTGAAATTGTTAATAATGTTCGTCAATATGCCGTAATGGCTGAAGCAGATAAGAAGGGTAAGGTTTCTCTTTCACCTATGTGGACCAATATAACAACTAATGTAAAGGATATGAAAGTTGGTGAATATTCTAATGAGCCAGTTTCAATCTTACGTCGTGCTAATGTTGTCGTTACTTGTAAAGTTAAAAAAGGTTTTGAGAAGCGGTCTCAATTTTCTGAAAATTGGATGTTAGATCCCCAAAAAGTTGAGAAATACTATACAGTCGATGGTTTAGTAAATATTCCACTTATTCCTGATATTTGGGAGTTGGATGTTGAACGCGTTGTTCCAGTTGCCAGCACTGATAAAAATACGTCGGATTCAGCTGGTCATGAATATGTTTTTCATAATGGTAAACAACTTAAAGATTGTTCTTTTTTAGAATTTTTGGATTTTGTTGTAATGGATTCAAAAAAACATTTCATTTCACAGAAGAGTTTGGTTGAACGTTCCAAAAATCTTGCTGGTAAGTTTGTAATGTGTGAAAAATGTTCAACGATTACACAACTTTGTAAATGTAAATTGGAAAATAATGAACCACACTTTGGCTTTCTAGCAGGAAGAGTAGTTGGTATTGCCACAGGACATATTCAGAAGCGCGTTATTAAAACTGTAAGTGAAAGTTTTTCAAAATTTGAAATTAATAATTTGAAAAAACTTACTAATTTGTGTTATTCATTAGAAAATGAAATACTTTTTAATTGGACATCATATATTCCTGAATCTTTTATGGATAATGAATATTGTCGTAAGTTATTAAATTATGCACATTCAGAACAGGTTATTCACACAATCCGCAGGGAGATGTGTGCAACTTTGGTTTTATGTATTATTTTAGTGTGTTTTCTTAATTTCTTTTCTATTCCATTTGTTGGTTATTTATTGATTAGAATTTGCTTCATCACCCGTATTGTTAAAGAACGTATTTATCAAAATATATTGAATAAACGGGGTGCTTTACCTGAGTTAGTTAAAAAATCTCGCGATTCTGTATTACCTGCAGTTCTTGCTGCTTCTGGAGTTCTTTTTACTCTTTATACTTTGGTTAAAATGTATAAGGGCTTTCGTAGTGTTGATATGCAATTTCATGGTGAGTTACAACCAAAAACCGAAGAAGAAGTCAAGAAGAGAGATTCTGAAGTTAATCCTTGGAAAGGAGCTGATATTTCTGAGTTGCCCAAGAAAGAAGGAATTTCTTTAACTACTACTACTGAACAAGCTTTAAATGTTGTTAAGAAGAATCTTTTTTATATGTCGATGGAAGGTAGTCATAAGGTTCGTTTTTGTAACGCCATGGCACTTAATTCCAATATTCTTCTTTTTCCCAAGCATATGTGGTTAGATGAAAATGGCAAAGAAGTAACTACTGTGAAGGGTACTTTACGTCATAAAAGTTTTTGTAAACAAGTTCTATTTTCTCGAGTTAATAGTTGTGATATTGAATCTACTGATTTGAGTTTAGTCTATGTTCCTCAAATTGGTGATAGAAATCAACTCTATAGATATTTGCCTATTAATGTGGCAGAGCAAGGACAATTTGCTGCTACTTATATTGACCGTGATGGAGAATTTCACGATTTTTACGGCAATAGCAATAGAGGTATGGTTGGACATGCATTAGCATACTTCTTCGGAGGTACAGCTACTTATAATATTTCTACTTTTAATGGATTATGTATGGCACCGTTAGTTTCTAAAAATAAGGGATCTCAACTTATTGGGTTTCATTTGGGTGGTAAAACTAACACCCAAAATGCGGTTTATGGTACTTTAACTCAAGCTCAATATTTAAAAGCTTTGGAGATTTTGATGGCTAAACCTGGTGTTGTTAAGCCTATTGGGCAAGGAGATTTTAAAACAGAAACATATGATGTTCAATTTTTCCAGGATAGTACAGTCCATCCCAAATCACCTGTTAATTATGTTGGTACGGGTGATGATACTAATTATAAAGTTTTTGGTACAGTTATGGGTAAGGTTTCGCCAAATAGTTCTGTAACCAGTACGATTATTTCGCCTTTAGTTGAAAAATATTTTGGTATTCCTCAGAAGTGGGGTCAACCTAAGTTAAAACCTGCTTGGAAGCCATGGTATGAATCATTGAAATATTCAGCTGCTCCTTCGATTGGGGTGGAGGCTGAATTGCTCCAACCTGCAGTGATTGATTATGAAAAACCTATTTTGGACATTATACGTAATAATGATTTTATTCGTAAAGATGTCAGACCATTGACGAGAATGGAAACAGTATGTGGAATTGATGGTAAACGTTTTATTGACAAGATGCCTGCTAGTACTTCTGTGGGTTATCCTTTGACAGGACCCAAGAAAAATTATATGACATTGCTTCCTCCGGATGATTTTCCTGGTTTCGCATATCCTGTCGAATTGGATGAGAAATTTTGGAATGAAGTTGAACGTATCAAGCAATGTTATCGTGATGAAGTCCGAGCTTATCCGGTTTTTAAGGCGTGTACTAAGGATGAACCTACGAAGTTAACAAAGGATAAAGTTAGGATTTTTCAAAGTGCTCCTTTAGCATTACAATTGTTAACGCGTCAATATTTTTTGCCAATTGCTAGAGTTTTATCAATATATCCTTTGCTTTCCGAATGTGCTGTAGGAGTAAATTGCCAAGGACCTGAATGGCATCAGTTGAATACTCACATGGAATTTTTTGGTAAAGATCGTATCTTAGCAGGTGATTATAGTAAATATGATCTTCGTATGCCCGCACAATTGACTATGGCTGCTTATGCCATTATGATTGATATGGCTTTGGCATCAGGTAATTATACTGAAGATGATTTGATTATTATGAGTGGTATCGCTCATGATATTTGTTATCCTATGATTGCATTTGATGGAACTTTGATTGAGTTTATCGGAACAAATCCTTCTGGTCAAAGCCTTACTGTTTTTGTGAACAGTATCGTTAACTCTTTGTTGATGAGGTGTGCTTTTTTACATACTTATCCTGGTAAGGATTTTAGAGAAAATGCCAAAATGATGACATATGGTGATGATGTGAAAGGTTCAGTTTCCAAGAATGCTGATAACTTTAATCATCTCTCTTATGCTGCATTTTTAAAAGAAAGAGATATAGTATTTACTATGCCAGATAAAGAATCTACACCAACAAAATTCATGCATACAAACGATGCGGATTTCTTAAAACGAAAAAATGTTTGGAATCCTGATTTACAAATTTTCTTTGGAGCTCTAGATGAGCAGTCAATTTTTAAGAGTTTACATAGTGTATTAAAATCGCAATACCTATCTCCAGAGCAACAAGCTGCCATCAATATTGATGGTGCATTACGTGAATGGTTTTCTCATGGTAAATCCATTTATGAAGAGCGTAGACAAACCATGCAACACCTCTGCGAGGAGGCTAAACTCGTAGTGCCAGGTTGTCAAGTATCCTACGAAGAGAGGATTCAAGACTGGATTGCAAAATATCGCCCTAGCACGCCGTAGAATGTATTGGTTACCATCTTAGTCGGAGATTGGCTTGCATTCTACGTATTTTTAATGTACAAAACGACATTGTATAAATGCTCTTGATTAGTGCATTGAGCTTGGCACTAATTATATATAAAAAGCTTACCGAACAAATTGAAAATAATGCTAATAATGCTATAGCTGCATTTTGTGTTGGAGCCCACAACTCAAAAGGGTTAGAGATGGATTTCTCGAATTTTATTCCACAAAGTGGAATAATGGGTTTGACAATTAATGAACCCTCAAATAACTCCACGATGCAAACGGCTTCATTTAATGATGAAAATGCTTCATGGACATATACTGTAGATTCCGATCCGGATCCATCTTATGGTATTTCGACAACCACTGATGCTTCACTACAGGAATTCTTTTCTCGACCAGTTAAGGTAGCTACATATTCTTGGACTGTCGGACAAACTTCTCCATTTTATGAGTCTTTTAATCCTTGGTCGCTTTTCTTTGGAAATAAGAGAGTTGTCAACCGTATTAGTAATTATAATTTGTTACGTGCAAAATTGCGTGTTAAATTTGTTATTAATGCGAATGGATTCTTTTATGGGCGATTGTTAGCCAGTTATTTACCATTGCCAAATGCTGACGGTTTTACTCTAGATCGTGCTTTGGTCGGGCAAGATTCTATTCAAGCATCACAGAGACCTCATATTTATATTGATCCTACCAATTCTCAAGGTGGTGAGATGATTTTACCTTTCTTTTGGTATAATAATTATTTGAGTATTCCTTTATCTGAATGGTCAGCTATGGGTGTTATATCCATCAGGCAACTTAATAATCTACAACATGCTAACGGAGCGACTGAAACTATTAATATTTCTGTTTTCGTTAGTGCGATGGATGTCCATTTAGCTATACCTACTTCCACCGACGCTGGAGCTATTGTTCCTCAATCTGGTGAATATTCATTAACTGATTATAAATGGATGAAGGTAATTCGTGAGATTAAGCAACCAAAGGACGCTAAAAAAGTATTTTTAGTGAAATTTGAAGATTTACCTCAGAAGGTCAAGAAACCTAGAAAACGTAAGAATGTACCACCATTAATTAATATCGATCAACAGTTTGTTCCTCAAGCTGGAGATGAATATGGCACTGGTATTATTTCATCACCTGCTTCTGTTGTACAAAAAGCTGCTGGCGCTCTTACTAAGGCACCTATGATTGGAAATTATGCAAGAGCAACTGAAATTGCGGCTGGTGCGGTAAAAGAAATGGCTATGTTGTTTGGTTTTTCTAGACCAACTGGAATTCAACCTATTACTGAAGTTGTTCAAAGACAAGTTGGTAATATGGCCACAGCGAATCTTCAGGATACATCGCAAAAGTTAACATTAGATGCTAAAAATGAAACTACTATTGATCCAAGAACAACTGGCTTAAGTGGTGCTGATGAATTAGATATAGTTTCTTTGGCTAAGCGGCAGTCTTATCTTACTAATTTTCCTTGGAACGTGTCTACGGTATCAGAGACTCTGTTATGGAATTCTTTCGTTTCTCCTTTAATGTATGACGTCGACAACGTTAGTGAACCCACGGCTTTGCATATGACGCCTTCCTGTTGGGTATCTGTTCCATTTCGTTATTGGAGAGGTTCTATGGAGTTTCGTTTTCAGGTTGTTTGTTCCAATTATCATAAAGGACGTCTTAAAATTGTTTATGAACCTTATTTTTTCGGTTCAACAGGTGAGTATAATGTCCAATATGTGCATATAGTTGATATCGCAGATACTACTGATTTTACGGTTAGGGTAGGATGGGGTAATCCTAAACCTTTTTTGAAAATTAATACCGATTATATGTACAATGCCATAACTGGCCCTCAGGTACCTTTTGGTACTGTACCTACTACTGTACCTACAACTGATTCTTGGAATGGAAATATAGCTGTTTATGTTTTAAATGAGTTAACTACACCAAATTCAACTGTTGTTTCAAATGTTTCTGTTAATGTTTTTACTAATATGTGTGATGATTTCGAAGTGGCAGTACCTACTAATGATTTGATGGAAAATTTTTCATATTTCCAGTGGCAATCTGGATTTGAACCACAATCTGGAAATGAAATTTTAACTGATAAGGAAGAAACTGAACAACCTAGCATTCCTATTTCCACTAGTGTAGAACAGTCTATGGGACCAGGACTCACCATACAAAATCCCCTTTCCGCAATTTTATTTGGTGAGGAGGTTAAAAGTTTGCGTCAATTATTGAAGAGATATAATTTACAGCGTCTATGGGGAGTAACTATTGGGACCGGTGGTGCATATAATATTAACACTCTTACTGTTCCAGTCGAACCTATTTATCGTGGTTATATTGCATCAGGACTTGACTCTGTTCCCAGTTCTGTTGTTACTACTTCTCCTATTCCTAATAAGCCCTTCAATATTGTGAAAACTACACATTTGTCTTGGATTATGCCAGCTTTTACTGGATTTAGGGGATCTTTTAGGCATAAATATTCGTATAATATGTCTGGAGCAAATGGTAATTACACCAATATTACTGTAGCGCGTGGTGAACCTAATCAATCCAAAACACGGTCTACCATTGCTTCACCTACTATCAATAATCCACAAGCCTATTCTGAGTTGATAGATGTTTATACGTGTACCAATTCTGGAGCAATGGCACTTTATGCTCAACAAAATAATACATTGGAAGTCGAA